AGTTATGAAAAAGCAGAAGAAGAAGCAACCCCCGAATACGAGTTTAAAACACTAATACGAGATTTTTTAAATAAATGCACTGTAAGTGTTGAAAGATCCCATTTATTGGATGGTGCCTGTTATTACAATCAAGAAACAAAAGAAGTGGAGATAAGGATACATAGATTAATGGAATATTTAAAAGCCATTAGAGACTTTAGAACTCTGAAGAAAGTATGTTTTGATTTAAAGAAGATGTTAAATGCTAGAAAAATGCCAGGAGGAACAGTAAAAGATAAATTTGGAAAAAAAACATCTTGTCCTACGTGGCGTTTCAAAGGATTGAAGAACAAGGAAGATTTTAAGATAACCGAAACCCTCGACCAAAAACAGATAGAAGATAAAAAAGATGAAGAAAATTAGAATAGCTGGCCCACCAGGCACAGGTAAAACAAGAAGTCTAGTAAAGATTTTCTATGATTGTATACAACAATACTCTGCCACAGAGATAATAGTAACCTCTCATACTAACACTGCAGCCGATGAAATTAGAAGAAGAATATTAGATGATGATAATATTCAGGAATATCAAGACGCAACGGGCACAGATATATTTCGCTTAGTAAAAGAATCTAGAAAAACCTTAGATGATACCATAACAACGATGCATAAATGTTTTATGGCAAGAATACCTGAAAAAAAAGGAAAGGCTGTTGTTTTTAATATTGACGATTACAATAATTTAAAAATACAATATCCTTTGTTTGACGCTTATACTGGCTCTAAAGAATTTCATAGTTTGGACATGTTAATAGCTAGACATCCTTTTTTTAAGTTTCATAGCACGGCTAGAGATAATGGCTTCGATACAGTAAAATATTACTGGACTTTAAGTTTTGAAGAAAAAAGTAAGTGTAAATATACCATAACCGAGCTTCTAAGGTTAGAAAAAGACTATAATAATTTTAAAGGCAATATAAGATTAAACCAGCGCGCAGAAAGAACATTAGACTTTCAAGATATGATCGAACACTTCACAAACTCTGATGAAATAAAGTCTGAAGATTTAGGTATAAAGATTTTAATGGTTGATGAAGCTCAAGACTCGAGCATAATACAGAGGGCCGCAGAAAAGAAAATGGCTGCAGCTGTAGAATATTTTTATAAAGCAGGCGATCCCGATCAAGCTTTATTTGGATTTGCAGGAGCCGATCCTCATGAATTTCATATAGAGTTTGCTCGTCCAGAAATTGAATTAAAACAAGGATTTAGATGCCCAAGAGTCATTAACGAATACTGTAAAGAAATAATCAGGCCTTTGTGGAAACACTATAAGTACGCTGGCGGCGGAAGAGTATGGGCTCCTAGAGAAGAAAATGGTCAAGTTGTAGAAGGCGAAAAGTTCGAGATGATGAGCTTGGAGCAAGACCCTCATCTTGCTGAACTTAGTAAAAGATTAAAACAGACTAAGGAAACATTTGCATTTACATATAGAGGAAATGAACCAAAAGAGGCAATAAGATATTTAACAAAACTAGGAGTGCCTTTTAAAATAGCTGATAAACACAGCAGATTTCAGTTCAAATATCCTACTGCAGATATAAAAAATCAAAGAGAATTTTTAAAATTAATTCGTGAAAAGAAAAAACTCACTGCTGCATCTATCAAAAGAATATTAAAAAATACTCTGCCGGAATACGTTGGAAAAAATTATTCAGAAGAGAATTTAGAGAAAATTGTGGGGCATTATGATATAGAGTGGTTAATTAAACATCAATTTTTAAATCCAATTGTTAAAAAATCCGATGATTTTCAAAACATCAAAAAACTAAGTAAAATTTCATACATATCAACAATTGAAATGAAAAACTTCATTAGAAGAGTTGTGGAATATGATCCAGTTGGAGATTTAGAAAAAACCCCTAGAATATTTTTAGAGAATATACATACAATAAAAGGAAAGGAGTTTGATAATTGTATTGTAGATTTAGCTATACACAGAGAAGAAGACGATTTTACAAAAAGGAGGATAAAGTACGTTGCGTGCTCAAGAGCAAAGAAAACATTATGGATAATAAAAAGCAAAAACGGACAGACACTGTAAATCCATACGATATTCAAGTCGGTGGAACTCACTACGCTTCGATGGTTATACAACCATCAGAGTTTATAAATAAAAACAATTTGCCTTTCGCGGAAGGGAACGCTATAAAATATTTGTGCAGACACAAACAGAAAGGACAAAAACAAGATTTGGAAAAAGCAATTCACTACTGTCAAATGGCAATCAACAGAGATTATCCCGATGAATAAAGATACATGATACCAGCATTACATGATGTAGACATAAAAGATGGTGAGGTTGTTGCTGTCGACTTAGAGACTTATGATCCAGAACTTAAAAAATCCGGATCAGGAGCTATAAGAGGTAAAGGAAAAGTCTGTGGAATAGCTCTAGCTTATGGGGATAAAAAGTTTTATTTTCCTATAGGACACAGTGTTAAGAAGGAAAACATTCCTAAGTTATTTGCATGGAGAATTTTAAATAAAAAAATATTTCAAAACGAAAAAGTTACAAAAGTATTTCACAATGCAATGTACGACGTATGTTGGATAAGAGCAGCTACAGAAATGATGGTAAAAGGACCTATCGTTGATACTATGATTGCCGCATCTGTCATAGATGAAAATAGAATGAGATACAGCTTAGATTCTTTAGCAAAAGATTATTTAAATGATTCTAAATATAAGCATGATTTAGCAGACAAAGCTTTAGAAGAGCATGGTATATCAGATCCAATGTCCAACATGCACAAATTGCCATATTCTTTAGTTAAAGATTATGCAGAACAAGACGTTAATCTGACGTTGAGACTTTGGAATAAATTTGAAAAAATTATAAAGACTCCAGTAAAAACAGAAAGTAAGAGTAAAAAAACGTTGGAAAATATATTTAATTTAGAGACAAGGTTATTCCCATGCCTTGTTGACATGAGATTTAAAGGAGTCAGAATAGATGAAAAAAAGGCTGAAACTTTAGGGAAGGATTTAGAAAAAAGAAAAGAGCGTATAGTAAGAGGAATAAAGAAAAGAACAGGAATATCGGTAGAAATATGGGCCGCTAAGTCTATACAAAAGTTATTAGTTCAACAAGATATTAAAGACTATAAAAAAACTCCTAAATCTGGGCAAATTAGTTTATCAAAAAATTATTTAGAATCCCACTCAAATATTTTCTTAAGATTAATTGCAAGAGCAAGACAATATGATAAGCTAATCAACGTTTTTGTAGATGGTATTTTAAAATTTGTGCACAAAGGCAGAGTTCACGCTGAAATAAATCAAATTAGATCCGACAGAGGAGGAACAGTAACTGGACGATTCTCCATGAGAAATCCAAATCTACAACAGATTCCGGCTAGAGGAAAGTATGGAAATATAATCCGCTCGTTGTTCTTACCCGAAGAAGGACACCAGTGGGGTTCTTTCGATTACTCCCAACAAGAGCCAAGACTAGTTATACATTACGCCCTGAAAAATGGAATGAGAGGAGTCGAAGATTTAGCAGAACAATATCATGAAGATCCTAAAACAGATTTTCATGCCTTAGTGGCAGGACTGGCTAAGATAACTAGAAAGCAAGCAAAAACAATTAACTTAGGATTNTTTTATGGTATGGGTAAAAATAAACTAGCACATACCNTAGAATTAGATGACGANGAANCAAAAGAATTATTTGACCAGTATCACAGAAAAGTGCCTTTTATAAGAGAGCTCTCTTTTGGTCTACAAAAGTTTGCAGAAAGAAACAAAAACATTTTTACATTAGAAGATAGATTCTGTAGATTTGATAAATGGGAACCTATTGATAAAGAATGGGACAAAGAAAGAAAAATCTTTGTCTATAGCGAATATGAAGAGATAGATGGTAAAGACCAAATTGTAAAAAATCCTGTTCCAGTCTTGACTTTGAAACAAGCAAAAAATCATTATTTAGCAAACAGATCTAGAAACCAGGCTGACAATGATCCTAACTGTAAATATTTTGAAAAGCATTATAGACCTGCTTTTACTTACAAAGCTTTGAATAGATTAATACAAGGATCAGCTGCAGACATGACAAAAAAAGCAATGGTTGAATTGCATAAGAAAGGAATTACTCCTCATATACAAATACATGATGAACTCTGTATATCAGTTGATAGTGAAGAAAAGGCGAAGATGATAAAAGAAACTATGAAAAAAGCCGTAATTTTGTTGATACCTAACAAAGTTAACTGTAAAAGAGGTAAAAATTGGGGTACA